GTTGCAAAGTCAGAGGAGCGACAATGGCTGACCCTAATGTTATTTATGATGTCAAGGGTTTACTTCGTGACTTAGAAGAGTTTCAACCTGGTATGCGTAAGGCTTTAGTCAAGGATGCTAAAAACGCTGCTAAACCTATCGTCACTATTTTGAAAAAAGCCATTCCTGCTACTGCACCTCTATCTGGTATGAGCAGATTTCCTGTAAGCAGGGGAGCTAGTGCAACTCATCCAAATGGTGGGATGAATAGTAATCCTAATGGTCGTCTTGCTTGGGGTGGAAGTCAAACAAAAAAGGGAGCACGCGTTCCTGCTAAGTCTGTCACTGTAAAGTTTCGTTCAGGCCGTTCCAGATATTCAGCTGTCACACCTCTTGTTGCTGTATGGGTGAACTCGCCTATGACTGCTATTGCTGATGTCGCTGGTAAGGGTGCAATGCGTAAAGCCAAATCTGTAACTAATGAATATGCTTACAAGAACGGTTCAAGGCGACATAGGGTTACTTCTCAAGGCCGTTACATGATTAAGGGACTGAAAGAGCGTAATCTAAATAATTTTATTTACCCGAATGTTGAGGACAAGATTGATGATGTTTCTGCAGAAGTAAAATTGATTATTGAGCAGTATGCTCGCAAAGTTAACAGGAAGTTGAACTAATGTCAGTCATTATCAAACTGCTATCCAAGTTTGACAATTCAGGCTTAAAGAAGGCTCAAAAGGGTTTCTCTGGGCTGACTAAAACTCTTGGTGCTGTCGGTATCGGCTTAGGTCTAAAGCAGATTACAGGAGATTTGATGGATGCGGCTAAGGCTGCTTCTATGGATCAGAAGTCGACACAGTTGCTAAATAATCAATTGATAAAGAATGCTAAGGCGACTACTGCACAGACTAAAGCAAATGACCGTTTTATTCAGACCTTAAGCGAACAAGTCGGAATCGTCGACGATGAACTTAGACCTGCTCAGGCTCGTCTCGCTCGTGCGACAGGTTCGGTATCTAAGTCACAAGAACTTTTGAAACTTGCTTTGGATGCTAGTTCAGTTTCGGGTAAACCTTTAGCAACAGTTTCGGCTGCGTTAGGTAAGGCCTTCAATGGTTCAACTGGTGCTTTGATAAAGCTATTCCCTGAACTAAAGAAGTCTAAAGATTTATTTGGTGATTTGCGTAAAGAAGTTGAAGGCACTGCTGCTCAACAGGCTGACCCTTTTGCAAAACTAAATGTCGCTATGGACAATTTGAAAGAAAAACTTGGCATGGTTATTTTGCCGATTGTTGTTGACTTTATTGACAAGATGATGAAGCCTGGCGGTGCTATAGATCAGGTAGGTAAGTTCCTTGATGATGTGTCTAACCCTAAAACTGAGGCTGGCAAAACTTTCTTAGACATTAAGAAGGCTGTCATGGAGACTATTGGTGGCGTAAAGGATTTCTTTGCTTTGTTTGGTAATGGTGATGCGATGAAGGGTTTTGCAGTTTTAGCGACAAGCCTGATAAAGATGTTGCCTGCGTTGCTTGCTCTAAAGGGAATCATGATGCTTGCTTCTGGCGGTAAGGCTATTGCTTCTTTGGTTACGGCCATAACATTGATTAGAGGTGGTGGAAATGGCACTAACGTTGTTGGCGGTGGTGGCAAGGGCACACCTAAGTTGCTTGGTACTGGAGCGTTACTTGGTGCAGGTATGGTGTTATCTCTTTCGGGTGATAGTGCAGTTAAAGCTCCTAAAGTTTTTGACCCTAACTATAATCCGAAAACTGGCGGGCCTAAAACTCAGTCTCAAACTCCAAGTGTCGTTATAAATGTTCAAGGTGCTGACCCTAAGGCTACTGTTGATGCTCTAGGCAAGTATTTAAAACAGAATGGTAGCTTGCCGTTCAATCTTGCAACTGTAGGTCGTGGCTAGTCATGGCGTTGCCCAGTTATGTTGTTGAACTGTCTTTTGGCAGCAGTGGGTTTGTTGATGTCACACAGTATGTTCAAAGCGTTTCTATAAGTCGAGGTATTACTCGTGTTATGGATGACTTCCCTGCAGGTAGCGTGTCAGTGACTTTTGTCAATAACGATAGAGTCTTTGATCCGTTGAACACTAGCTCACCGCTTTGGTATGGTGCTGGCGGTTACACGATGGTTCAGCCTGGAGGCAGGCTTCGTGTCTCAAGTAATAGCATTAGAATTTTTACTGGTTTTGTGCAGGGCTGGGAGTTTAGTTTCGGTGAGGCTGGGCGTGACGGTCAAGCCACAGTCATGGCGTTAGATGAAATTTTCAAAATAAATAACGTCACTTTTGATGCTTCAACTGAGGGCATAGTTCAGGACACAGGTTCAAGGATTCAGAAGGTTCTAAATTATTATGGTTTTGGTGCAAGCGAGTATTCGGGTGTTGCTGTAGGTAAAACTATTGTTGGTGCTGATGTTCACGCTTCAGGCGATAACGTGTTGGCTTACTTGCAGAATGTTGCTCGAAGTGAACCTGCAGACTTTTATAGCAACGCTTCAGCTGTAATGCAGTTGGAGGATCGTAGTTTCGCTAACTTAACTTGGACTAATACGACTAGAAATAACCTAATCAAATACCCTAATGAGTTCTCACAAGATACAACTGTTACTTCGATTGATGGCGGTACAGGTTTAGGTGACGGCTGGATTTATGGTTGGCAACCTGGCACTGCGGCGACTTATTACACTGGCGGAACAGTCAACACTGCTGAGGTGACTCTTTCGACTAGAGACTTTTATTATCAGGAAGTCAATCAACCTAAAATCAATCCTGACGGCACTGCAACTAAATATATTTTCTCTGGCTGGTTCAGGGGTTTAGGTTTGACTGGTGCAGGTATTTCAGGCAACCTCACTTTGTTAGATAGCACTGCGACTTCTCTTGTTTCTCAATCTATGACTGCGAGTGCGGCTAACGGTAACACTTGGACTCAGATGCAGGGTACAGCCTCTTATGGTGGTGCTGGCACTGTTGCAGGGTTTAGGGTTTCTGTTTCTGCACCTGGCACTGCTGCTTCATACAACTTTATTGGTAATGGCTGGCAGGTTGAGCGTGGCACTGTTATCGGCAGTTATTTTGACGGCACATATAATCCGTTTACTTCTACACCTTCGACTGCGTATGTTTCTGGTTCAACTGTAAACAATGTTGGTTGGAGTGGTTTGCAGTGGATGTCAGATTCTGGTTTGGTTACTAGCACTGCAGCTAGTGCTACTGCTCCTGTAATCAACTATTTCGCGGATGTCAACAGTCAAAGCTCTGTTGGTAATACGGCAATACCGTTCACTGATCTAAATGTTGTTTATAGTGGGGAGAGACTTTATAACAGCATTCAGGTTGTGGGCATAAACGCTGTTTCTAGTGCTTCAGATACTGCGTTGATTAGTCGTTATGGTTTGAGGGAGTATAGTCAGCAAGATAATTTGACTACTTCGTTGACTCGTACAGCTGAGATTGCGAGTAAGTATTTGGATGCGTACAAGTATCCTGAGTATCGTGCAGAGCAGATAACTGTTGCTTTGGAGTCGTTGACTAGTGCACAACAAAATCTTGTTTTGGCGATAGAACTTCGAGATGTTGTGCGAGTGCTGTTTAAGCCGTCTAATACTGGTGCTGTTGTCGATAAGTATTATGAGGTTATCGGGGTTGATAGTCAGATTGACACTGAGAGACATCACATCACTTATCGAGTATCTTCTTTAGAGAACCTTGGTTTATCGTTTTAGTTGACATAGTAAACTTGAGGTTTAGGAGACCTAATGACAGACCAAAAACAGCCAACTAATCAGACTTTGCTTTTGCAGATTGTTCGAGATATTGAAATCTTGAAGATTCAAAGCATACAAATTCTTGAGGCTTCTAAAGACCATGAGAACAGGATTAGAGACCTTGAGAGGCAACTCAACAGGAATGCTTGGGTGCCTTCGTTGATTTCTGCTGTTGTTACTTCGTTTATTGTTTACTTGATTAGTAAAGGGTTTGTTGCATGATTTCTCCAGGCGATTATGACATAACTTGTTATCAAGGTGCAGACTACGATCAGTCTTTTACTGTTTCTCAAGGTGGCACTGCGTTGAATTGGACTGGTTACACTGCCCAGATGCAGGTTCGTGAGGCAGCCGATTCGACAGCATACCTTCTATCTTTGTCTAACGGTACAGGCATAACTTTAGGTGGTACTGCAGGAACTATTCTTGTCAACATTAGTAACGCTCAATCAGCTGCAATCAGTGCAGGTTCATTCGCATACGATTTGGAATTGTTTTCGGGTAGCGGTAATGTTACAAGAATTTTGCAAGGTGCTTTTAACGTGGTAGGGAATGTGACTAGATGAGTACGACAACCGTAACAACAACAGAGACCACAGTGCTAGTTGAACTAAGCAATGTTGGTGTTCAAGGTGCTTCAGGTATCGGCTATACAGGTGTCACATCAATCTCGACTATTACTCTAGGCACAGGGCTAAAAACTTTTACTCTAGTTTCAGGTTATGCAGGTGCCTTTATTACTGGCATGCGTATTAGGGCAATACATAGCGATACACCTACCTACTACATGGAGGGAACTGCTAACTATGTTGGTGGTGGAACAATTATTCTCACAGTTGACAAGTTCAATGGCACAGGATCACACAACAACTGGAATTTTGCGGTATCAGGTGAGACAGGTGTCACAAGCCTTATCGCTTCTTCACCGCTTACAGGTGGCACTGTTACCAGCACAGGCACTATTGGACTAAATCAGGCTTTGTTGAGTCTAACTAAGTCTCAGATAAGTGATTTTAGTTCAGGAACTGTAGCAAGTGCGGGAACAGCACAGCAATCAGGTACTGCCGTTTATTCGACTACTTCAGGCACAGCTAGTTATGCAACCACTGCAGGAACCGCTGTAGGACTGTCAGGTTCAATCACAAAGTCTCAGGTCAGCGATTTTACTTCGGGAACTGTTACAAGTGCAGGATTCGCTACAACATCAGGCACAGCAGTTTATGCGACAACCTCAGGCACATCAGTATCAATCAGCGGATCTATTACTCGTAGTCAGGTCAGCGATTACGCTACAGGAACAGTCGCAAACATTTCGGGCACTGTTGCTCAAGCACAAGTTACATCTCTAGTCACTGATCTAGCGAACAGGGCTATTCTAAACGCTGCAAACACTTTCACTGCAGGCGGTCAAATAGTCACTTCAACAAGCGACACTGTAATGCCTCTTGTTTTGCGTAGAGCTTCAGCGACAGCTACAGCAAGCATCCTAGAATTTCAAACCTCTACAGGAACAGCCATCGCAACAGTTGATGCTAATGCCTATGGTAACTTCCCTAGAGTATCCGCAGGAAGTTCGGCTAACCTTGCATACGGTATTTTGTCACTTAACGCTGTATCAGCTGCAAATAAAGGTTTAGTTGCTAGAGCCGCAGCATCACAAACTGCTGCCATGGTTGAATATCAAAATTCTGGTGCTTTAGTTCTTGGTGGTCGTAATGCTGTAGGTCAAGCGTTTACAGGGTCGCCTGATGCTTTGACTACTTCTGTTGGTGGAACTATTCAATCTATTGCTACTGGTGCTAACCCTCTTGTAACTATGGCTTCAGCACACAACTTATCTACAGGTGATTTAGTTGTTTTAGCTTCGACAACAGGTGGAACTTATGACGGAAGTTTTAGAGTTGCAACAGTTCCTCTAACAACAACTTTCACTATTACTTCTGCTCTTACTACTGGTCAGGCTGGTGCAGCAGGTACGGTTTCTATACCTGCTCAAAAGAGTATTACTGCTAGAAGTTCAGGAACAAAGGCTTTAGTTATAAAAGGTGCAACAAGTCAGGCAACAAGCCTTGTAGAAATAATAGATGCTACTGGTACTGGTCTAATAACAGTTGATTCAACAGGTAATGGAAACTTTACAAGATTAACGGCAGGCACAGTAACAAACCTCGGTTATGCTGCCTTGTCTGTTAATACAGGTGCAACAGGAACTGCCGGAATTGTTGTTAGAGGCGTAGCAAGTCAATCGGCTAACTTACAGGAATGGCAAAACTCTGGTGGAACAGCAATAGGTGGTGTTACATCTGGCGGTAACGTGTTCGGTCAATACACAAAATCACTTGGTGCTAGAGCTCTCTCAGATGACACTGTCACATTTGTGACATCAGGCTCACGAAATATTCAACTCTGTGGTTCAACTGGTTCGTATGGTGGTGGAACTGCCGTAATTGGTATAACTAACGCTGCGAACGTTCCATCAACTAACTCAACAACAGGCGGTATCTTATATGTTGAAGCAGGAGCGTTGAAGTATCGTGGTAGTTCAGGAACAATAACAACTTTAGGAGCAGCATAATGTCTGAATTTCAAGTATCAAATGAATACAAGCTACAAACCCTTACACAGCGACTAGAGCAGTTGAATGTTGAGGGTTGGCATAACGAAGAGGCCAAGGTTGTTGCAGAAACTATTGGCAACACTGAAGAAGCAGATCGCCTAGTTGCAAACATTGCGATTATCAAGTCTGCTATCGTTGCGGTTCAAGCACAAATCGATAATTTAGCGTAAACCTCAATTTGCTAAACTAGGGTTATGGCTAAATACTTTGAACCCT